TAATACTATCAAAAATACTAGCAATAGCCTGTCCTGCTGGTACAAGTTTCTCATTCCAAAAGTTAATTAAGAATAAGAACACTTCCGAAAGCAATCTTATTTCTTCTTGGACACCAGCTATAATAAACTTCAAAGCTTTAAAGCCATACTCAATAAGTGTCCCGATTGCTTCAAACATCTGCTTAAAAAACTCAATATTCTCTGGCTTGCTAATAAAAGCCGTCATTTCATCTATAAAAGGCTTCAATCCATCAAGTAATGCTGTCCCCAGCACTTCTTTCATCTCACCCCAACTTTCATTTAAAATTGCCATCTTGCCTTGAAGTGTTCCTGAGCGTGCCTCGGCCGTACCAGCAAAATTATTCCAGGTCGCCTCTATAGCCTCAATACCAGTTACTCCATCTTCTAACTGAATACCTAAATCTCTAAGACCTCGGGCCTGACCAGAATAGACTTGCTGTAGGATAGTACCGGCCTCGGATAAGGAAATGTTTTTAGCGGCGGCCAAGTCAAGAGCCGCTTGGTTTATTTTTAAGGTCTCATTTAAATTTTTAGTACGAGCAAAAAACCGTGCCATGTTTTCTGCCGCTTCTTCATTTGAAAAACCAAACTGTGTAGCTTTATCAGCCGCCTTTAAAAGAGCTTGGGAGGTTTCATTAGTAGCACCCTCAACATTCTTCATAATTGACTCAAAACGAATCTTTGAGGATTCAGCCTCAGCCGCCGCACTCACCACGGCTTTACCAAAATTAAAAACCTTTTTAGTCGCAAAAGCTAACCCTGCGGCCGCCGCAAACTTTCCAGCAGTAGCCACAAAAGAAGACATCCCTGTTTGAGCACTCTTAAGTGCTGGCCCAGTTTTATCTTCTGCATTAAGTATTACTTTTACCTGATTATCTGAAGCCATGTTTACTTTGTTGTTTTTCTAATTGACGCTGTTCTTCTCTAGCGTACCGAGCAAGTACCTCTAGGTAGGCTATGGTATTCTCACCCAATTGTTTTTCTGTCCAGCCAAAACGAAGAGCTAGAGCTATATAGATTTGATACTTTTTTTTTGCTCCTCAACAAAAGCCAACCAGGAAGTCATTAGATACTCTAAATCTGAAACAGGTAACAAGTTCACCGCCTCCTCACTTATCGGGAATGGACTACCGTCTTCTTTGGTAAGATTCCACTCTTTAATTATCTTAGGTAACAAGGCCATCATGTTTTCGGTCTCACTAAGACCAGACTTTACTACTTTAGAAAAGTCTAAAGCTAAAATACCAGAATAGATAGACACCTTGCTCCCTGGAAAAGAGGGGAGTTCTAATTCCTTTATTTGTCGGATGTCTTTAAGTACCGGCATATTAGTAAGAAGATTGTGCGTTAATTAACGTGCAAGAGTTAATTACATTACCATTGGTGATATCGTAGAGTGCCTTAAACTGGATAGTCTGCTCTGTTACTTCATCATTAGGACGTGTACTTTCCCATTCACTGAAAGCTACCCGAGATAGATCAAGGGTAAATTGTGGAGTAGAAGTAGCTCCGATTAATGTCTGTGCATTGTTCAAGTTAATACGCATAGCTCGGTACGTTCCATTCACCATCAAGTCATGGTAAACCCGATCCTCATACTTTAGGGTAAACTCTCCTTCAATACTGAAGGCCTGATTAATAAAATCTATAGGCTCTACAGTACCCACGACATTATCAGGACGAAGTCTCTTAATAAAACGCAAAGTCAAAGAAGTAAGAGGAATCTTAGAGGCGGCACTAAGGCCCGAAGTAAGTGAGGCTAGTTTAAATGTTAAATGTCGTCCGAGGAATAAGTTTTCAGCCGCATAGCTTGGAGTAGCCACCACGCCTGTAGTAGCTGGCTTACTCATAAAATCTACCGTTATTCTAACAAGCTGATCGGGAGTAATGACCATTTCTAACTGCTCTATCATAGCCAGCTTGAACATGACATCACCTAAATCATTATCCTGTACTGTAATAGCTAAGGAGTCATGCTGATTATCATTCTGTAAAGTAAAGGTATGGGTATAGGCTGAGTCTGAGGGGCCAGAGGTATTTAATGTTCCTAGAACAGCAAGGAGCAAGAGTCCAAAACTCTTGTCTCGCATATCCATTTCAAGGGAACCTTCGGCATGTTTCAAAGCCACTAACTCCTGATTACCAAAAGCATTAATGTTTGCATAGTCTCCTAAATCAGTAGCTTTAATTGCCTTATCTTCATGACTCCATGATAGTTTTGGTATCCAAAAATCAGGTGCATTTCCACCTCCACGAGATGTTTCTTTTGCAATACCTACACTTACTTGTCGGCCTATAAACTTAGACATTGTTTTTTATGATTAGTTTTATGTTATCACGTTGACGTCCACATATACACGACACGTTATGTTGATTACTGCGAAACGATACTCTTGAGCCAGTCCTGCATAACCCCAGGAACCAGGCACAGCCCTCATATTTATAAAGGTATAGCCTGGCTTAGTTTCTAGCCCTGAAAGTAGGTAATTTTTATCTAGCTCATCAAGAGTTTCATCATATAAATCACGTAAAGCTTCATCAGCTAGAGCGTTTTGTGTGTCATCCTTACCTCGGTTTATATAGACTCGCACCTCAAAAGCATAGAGTCGCTCATTTTCTGTTGTGGTGCTGTAAGCATTCTCATTAGAAGCCGGAACAACCGTAGCAACCGGAGAGCCATTAAAATTAGATGGCTCGTAGTTATAGACATTATGAAACTTACCAACCGTTTCAAGAACACTCTTTAATTTTTTTGTTAATTGTATAATCATTGTATTGCTTTAGCTACTTCTTCATTAAAGATTTGTGTGATAACTGGCTCGGCAGTATCACGAGCGTCTTGCATGTAAAAGCGACCAGTAAAATAACGAGTTCCTAGTTCCTGATAAATAGCATAGAAGGTAGTCGCTACAATAGATTTGCTGACTGCCTTCTGATCACTATAGACAACAATAGACTGTCTTAATCTTCCAGTATCAACAGGTGCATTTCTTTTTGCCTCACCCTGAACAATCAAAGCTCCTTTAGCTAAGGCAGTCTCAAGAGCCTCACTTATTTTTTTTTCCATACCAGCGTACTTTTTCAGTACATCATCAGCGTCTACTTTAATTGTTATTGTTGCACTCATTTTGTTTCTTCTACAATTACCTCCAACATATCAACAATCCCATAAAATCTTCTTGTTACGCCACCAGTTTTTACCTTAAAAATACGATTACTCGCATAGTCTCGGAGCTGATCATTCTCTAGTAAGTTAGCGTCCCCATCACAATAAAAGACAAAAGTCTTACCTAGAGAACCTCCGACAAACTGTGTCTTTTGAGCTGAGAGGTTTTGTAAGTTACCCATAACTGCCGTTAAGGTACTAAAGCTCTGCTTATAGCCAGAGGTAGTAACCAACCGCCCTACGATCATTCTGTTTGTGGCGGCATGTACTAACCTCATAATGTTATTTCTCTGTAGCGGTCTAAGATAGAATAAATACCAAGAGGATCAGCCACTTCATCTATGGCCTGGAAGTTCATACTCATGTCTCCTAAAGAGAAAGAGGAGTACCGACCACCTTTTAAGCCCTTGTCTATAATGTCAGTTACAAGCTTGGTAGCCACTAACTCTATATCTGCTGGCACGGTAGAAGAAACGGCAAAGGTAGCATTTATTTTTATTCTCCGAGTCCCATTAGGAAAGACACCCACCGAGTTCGTGGGCATGAGGATGATCTCACTTTTTTCTGTTCTGTTTTGTGGGCCAGTTATGAAGTCTACACCTTGTGTTAATACTTGCTGAACAGTGGAGCCATCCGTTTCAAGAATTGAGACAGTGGGCGTGCCATAGAAAGAATCAACTAAAAGTGTCTGCTCTCCACAGCCATCATAATAACGGTCTTCGGCTCCCGAAGTTTCAAAAGTTTTGCCGGTATAGTTATCTATCCATAGTTTAGCCGCCCCCACCCATTGAGTAAAAGAGGTAACTAAAGAAGTATCAATAACAATACCTCCGTAATTTTCAACTCGTGTTTGGCTAGTGTACATTTTGGTATTTCAATTTAGCTTTTACCATATAAGTATCTGTCTTTTTATGACAGGGAAGACAAAGAGTTCTGCTTTATCCTAAATCTTTTTTATATCCCCCAGCTACACTATAGAACGAAAGACCGGTGGGGAGGGCTGGTTTCCCGTAATTAAGTGGATTAAATCCATAGAGAGTCGCCTTAACACTAAACCGACTCCGACTAAAGCGTCCCTCTCCAAAGCGAGCAGAGAATCCTAGAGGCATATTAGTAGTTTTGACGAGCTAGGCTAGGCATAAAATAAAGAGTACCTGTCATACTATCTAAAGCACTGCAAGAGCAACTAGAACCAGCCGCACAAAGATTACTAGTATCATTTTCTATCATAAGCTCAAGATAATCATTCCTATTTACCGGATCAAGAATCACACCAACTGTGGTACTACCAACTCCTCGCAGAGCTTTCTTAGAAAGATTGTCATCATAAGGAATCGTACCGGCAGTGTTTGTGCCTCCCCAGTAGACAGCCGTCCCAGACTCCGAGCAAGCGGTAGACGTGCTGTCATTACCTGTAGCAGAACCATTTTTTAGAACACGGAAACGACAAAGTCTATTAGCATTAACCCCATTATTAGCAGTTATTTTTAAATTAGTTACAAAACCGTCCACCGGAGCATACCACTTTGTTGCAATGGAGCCACACGTAGAAGTACCAGTACCATCAAGATTCAAACACGTATTAGAAGGTGGAACGCCACCAGTAAAGTTTAATTTATATGGTATTTCTATATCATTCCAAGAATAAGCCTGGCCAATACCAGAGGCCGAGGTATGGCAAGAGGCAATAAAATTAGCTGTAGTACTCGGGCTGTTATAGCTAGCAGAAGAACCAAAATATATAAGCCCAGAACCACCAACAAAGTACGGTGAGTTTCTATTAGGATCATCTGCGGCGAGCTGACTAGCTGAACCTTCTAC